ACCATGTTGTGATAATGAAGTTACAGCACTAAAAACAATAAAGGTTATGACAGTTCAAGAAGTTAAAAATTTCAGAGTAGATTTTGGAAATGCAGTTACAGAATTGCAAAAAAAGTATGGTGTTAATATTAGCACAGGTACTATTCGTTATACGGATAGCGAATTAAGGTTTAAAGTTACCGCTCGTAAAGGTAAAGTTACTCCTAAATTAACAAAAGAAGCTTTCCAAGTAGGTGATAAAGTTAAAATTAATCACAAAAGTGCTAAAGGTAAAGAATGGTTAGTAGAAAAAATTATGACTAAAAATATCAGAGTTTCAGAAATTGGTGGTGTTGGTATGGTTAGAGTTTCACCGAGTTTATTAGAGAAAATTTAAAAGTAATGCATGGGAAGCTTGGCTTCCCAGGCAGCTTTTCGTATATTTACGTGTTCGAATGTTTCGAGCTATTAAAATTAATTATTAAAATAAAAGTTATGTTAGATTTATCAAATGCAAATTTCAAAAGTTTAGAAGAGTTAAAAGAAATCGCTCCTAGTATTTTTACTAAAAAGGGTGCAAAAAGTACTTCAGATAAGTACACACACATTCCTACTGATCAAGTTATTAAAGATATGGAATTACTTGGTTGGGGTGTTGTTGATGCTAAAGAAGTTAAAGCTAGAAAAGATGTTGGTTTCCAAAAACACTTAGTTGTATTTAGAAATCCTGATGTTGTTATTAATGGTGAAGATGGTGATACTGTTTTCCCACAAGTATTACTTACTAATTCACATGATGGTAAAAATTCATTTACCTTTACTGCAGGTCTTTATAGAATGATTTGTGAAAATGGTTTGGTTGTTGCTGATACCGAGTTTGAGGATTTTAAAGTAAAGCATATGGGTTATGATTTTGAAACACTTCAAGATACAATTAAAGAGATTGTTGGTAATCTTGATTTAACTGTTGAATCAATGAATAAAATGAAAGAAACAGAGCTTAATGAAGAGCAAATGTTTAATTTAGCTAAATCATTCCTTGATTTAAGAGTTGAAGGTACTAATAATACCTACACTAAAGATGCAATTCAGGAAGTTTTAGATCCCCAACGTTCAGAAGATATGGGAAATGGTTTGTGGGAAGTATTTAATCGTGTTCAAGAGAATATTATGGAAGGTAATTTCGAATATACTACACAAACTGGAAAATCTCGTCAAGCTCGAATTATTAAGAACTTCAAGCAAGATCAGGATTTGAATAAAAAGATGTTTTCTAAAGCTTTAGAATACGTAGCATAATGAGATATTTAATTTATATAGGTTTAGTAATTTCCCTCCTTGCATGTAGTAAGGAGGAGATTACTTCACCATACCCATGTTTGGATGGTAATTGTAATACTTATTTTGAAATAGATCCTTTAGTATCACCAGGAGTATATCAAGATAATAATGGATATTGGCATATTGAACATCAAGGATATAATTATTTTACTATTCAAGGTCAGTTAGATGAATTGCATCCTGATTATGTTGTTAATGGAGTACCTTTAATAGAAACGGTATATGATTCTGATTATTGGGTTTGGATTAATGGTATAACATTTACAGTTCCGTTATATAACGTATTAGGATATTTTACTGGAGGGGGTTATTTAAATCCAATACCTGTTGGTAATCTAACGTATACTATTGAAGATATGGCACAGAACCATCCACCACTTAATATAGCTGGATATCAAATCCAAAAAAATCAATGTATGGATTGCCCTTATTCTCCTACATTAATAGGTACTTACAGTAAATATAATTATAACCCAAGACAGCAAATATTTTTTGATAACCAAATGGTAGGGGATACTGCTAAAGTATTTATTAAAACTAGATTTAATAGTGATGCAGGAGAAAGTGTTGAAATAGAGAAAGAATTTAAAATTATATTTGAATGAGTTTAACTAGGATTTCACTTAAAAAAGCTAAACATTTTATCCCATTAAAAGAAAACTATGGGAATACGGATTTAGAACATGCTAGATATTTTACCCTAACCCCTAGTGAAAGAGGAGATGGATGGGAAACAGTAACGTATTATACCGATAAAAAATATGGTTTATATGCGGATCAAGGAGAAGGGGATCAATGGGTATACGTTTTATCAAACCCATCAATGCCAAGTTTGCTTAAAATAGGTTATACTAAAAATTTACCTGAAGAAAGAGCAAAACAGATATCTGCTGCTACAGGTGTTGCTTTTCCATATAAAGTAGAATGGGCATATAAATGTTTTAATGGAGAAACCGTTGAACGTGAAGTACATCATAAATTAAAAACCAAACGTGCAAATAATAGTAAAGAATTCTTTTGGATTAGTTTGGAAGAGGCAAAAGAAGTAATTACCTTAATAGGAGAAAAATTTAAATAGTTATGTCAACAAAAGAAACATTAGAAGAACAAAAAGCAAATTTAGTTAACGATTTAATTGCTATATCAACAGTAATGGATGAAATTTGGAATTACCACCCAGATAACCCAAATAAAAAAGATGTAGTAGAAGAGTATAAAACACTCGAAAAAATTAAGGTTGATATTGAAAGTGAGATTGAAAATCTTAAATAATCAAATGCCTCGGTGGCGGAATTGGTAGACGCGCCGGACTTAAAATCCTGTGGGCTGAAAGCCCGTGCCGGTTCGATCCCGGCCCGAGGTACATATGTATAATAAATAAAGCAGTTTGGTGCTGAAGTTGTTAAAGAATTTATGTTCAAAGTGGAAAAGCATACGAACAACTTAAATTACATGGAAGTGGATAAAGATAGAATATTTGATTTATTTGATGATTCTCAAGAAATTCAACAAAAAGTTGTTGAACAAAAAAAATTACTTCCTGTTGATAAAAATAATCCATATTTTAAATTAGGAATGTTTACTAAATTAATAGTAAACCACTTTGTGTTCCACCACAAATTAGAAAAATTCTTACAACAAGAAGAACCATCATATAATGTAGAATCTACTAAAGAAGCATCTCAGTTTGTAGTATTCAATAGAGCATATTATTACTTAAACCAGGTTAACCCTGAAGAGAAGGAGGCAATTTTTGCTATTTTAGATTTTAATCCTAAGTTACTAGGTAAAACTTTAGAACATTCTTTAGAATACTTTGAAGCATTAGAAGAATATGAAAAATGTGCTCATATCTTTAAAATACAAACAATTTTAAGAGAAAGTAAAAGATAACGTGCCCCCCCAATTTTTCCCACGTACCTTGGTATTACAGGGTTTTGGAAAAAAGGGAATGAAAAGGGGTGGAGATAAAGGGATAACAAGGGGTTAAGGGAAACCCTGTTTTAAATATAAATAAGTCATGAGAAATAGAAATTTAGTAAATCGAAAATTAGACCAATTAGAGACTACTCTAATTACATTACAACAAATTGTTAATAGACAATCACCAATTGAAACTTATAAGGCTAATATTATAAAAGCCCAAGGTTTGGTTAACGATTTAAGGGATATGGTGGAAAGAGAACCAATGTCCCCTAGTGAATTAAACAAAGTTTAAACATAATAAAGGTTATGAAACTAACAGCTGAACAGATCCAAGCAAACTGGGATATTTTTATTAGTAATATTGAAAGTCATATTACTGGAGATAGAAAAGGAAAATTAATAGAATTTTATAAAAAATATGAGGAGCGTATTATATTAATGCCTGCTGCTCATAAAAAAGAATACCATAACGCCTTCCCAGGTGGTTATGTAGAACACGTAAACAGAGTAGTTCGTTGTGCCTTAAAGCAATACGAATTATGGAAAGAAGAAGGAGCAGATATATCTACCTTTACTTTGGAGGAACTTGTTTTCTCCGCTATTAATCATGACTTAGGCAAGATGGGGGATGAAGAAAACGAATCTTACATTCCCCAGACTGACCAATGGAGACGTGATAAATTAGGTGAAGATTATATGTTTAATGATAAAATCCCTTTTGCTTCAGTACCAGATAGAGGTTTATTTTTACTCCAATCTCATAATATACAATATACATTTAATGAAATGGTAGCTATCCAAACACATGATGGTTTATATGACTCAGCAAATGATAAATATTTAAAAGGATGGATGCCAGAACAAAAACCAAGAACATGTTTACCTTTTATATTACACCAAGCCGATTTAATGGCAGCTCGTATTGAATTTGAACGTGAATGGTTATCTAAATTAAATAGAAAACAAAAATCCGTGGATAAGCCAAAAGAAAATTATACATTAGGAACAACACCAAATTCA